TGTACGGAGCCAATGCACCGTCTTTGTCTGCTCCTGTGTCTAGACAAATAACTGTTTCGATAGCGTTGCCAAACAGTTTACGCAGATTCATCTCACGCAGTTTCTGTGCATTCTTATCTAGACTAAGACTAGTAATCACACGGAATTTATAGCCGTGTTCTTCATGCAAGCGTTTTACATAAAATGCACTGTCTCGAAGAGCAGGTAAAAATCCAACTGCTGCGGATTCGTTGAAAGTTTTAACAACCTTCTTGGCATCCTTTTCTTCTAGCTCGTTGTAGTGGTGATGTAGATAATAGCTTTTCTTATTGTCAGCTGTTAGGGTATAACCGCGTTCTTGCATCCAAACTGAGAAAGCCCATTCCCAATCTAGTAGAACACCGTCTGCGTCTGTGAGTATAAGTTTATTGTTCATAACAGTATTATACTATTATTTTGGACTTTTGTCAACCGACTAAGTAAGAGATGAATATAATATTATACACCTTAGTGATGGTTCAAATCACTATAGCCTGCGTAACTCTTTATCTACATCGCGGGCAAACACATCGAGCAGTCCAATTTCATCCAGTAGTTAATCACATTATGCGTTTCTGGCTTTGGTTAACAACTGGTATGGTAACTAAACAATGGGTAGCTATACACCGTAAACATCATCAACGTTCGGACCAAGAAGGCGATCCGCATAGCCCACAGATCTATGGCATCTGGCGTGTGCTATTCGGCGGAGCATTTCTTTATCATTCAGCCAGCAAAGACACTGCCATGGTCGACTCACTGAGCAAGGACTGTCCTAATGATTGGATCGAACGCAACCTTTACTCCGCACACAGTCGCTTGGGCATTCTTATCATGTTGGTCATAGACCTATTGCTGTTTGGGCCGTGGGGACTTGTAGTGTGGGGTATTCAAATGATCTGGATCCCATTCTGGGCTGCAGGGGTAGTTAATGGTTTAAGTCACTGGTGGGGGTATCGAAACACTGATACCAAAGACACCAGCCGTAATCTAATACCGTGGGCTGTTTGGATCGGTGGGGAAGAACTGCACAACAACCATCATGCCGATGGAGCCAATGCCAAGTTCAGCCAGAAGTGGTATGAGTTTGATCTAGGCTGGATGTATATTTCGATACTACGGTTCTTTAAGTTAGCCACAGTTAGATAAAGAAAAAGCAGCCCGGAGGCTGCTTTTCTTTTACCACTAGTGTAATGCTCTACGAGCGTAATATTATTTCTTCACGCCGCTGTTAACAAATGAATACATCTTTTCGGCGGTTTCTAGTACTTTATCTAAACCTGGAAACTCTGGCATACCTACTTTAGTAACGATTTGACCAGTCTTCTCATCGCGAGTAGCAGTCATTTCCCAACCTGCAAATTTAGATTGGAAATCATCTTGTACTAGGCTTTTTGCCATGCCCAAGATGTCTGTACGGATTTCATATCCGTTCTTGTTGAATTTAACTTCTGGTAGTTTTGGTGCTGTAAAAGTGTCTGACATTTTAAATCTCCTGTGTGTAATGTCTGTAATTAACAACTACTTCTTTTTCGCTGTTAACAATAGTATATATGCCTTTCAGCATAAACGCAACTTATTTTCTGAACTTTTTTGTTCGTTCTTGAATAATGTTGATCACTTCGTCGTTGAGCACGACTTCGTAATGGTTGTAGTTTACTTCGATCAGTTCCATGTCGTCGTGATGCTTTTGACTCTTGATGCTGACCACGCCATCGTTGGCCACTGGTATAAACGGACTCTGTCCTCTTACCGTAACTACATTAGTCCAAGGGTGCTGTATCTTGATCTTGCTGGCCTGCTTCATAGCCCAACTGCTGGGACCAATATCACGCATCAATCTACTAAACGGCAAAAAGAACTGTGCAAAGTCTGCAACTTCAGCACCACCGTAGGGTGTGCTAAGAGTTACTGCGCCAAATACCTGCTTAGGAATAGTGTTAGCGATGTGCAACGAGTAGATACCGCCCAAACTATGTGCTATGAAAAATGCATCATCTACACCATCTAGTTGGTCGACCATATCTTTTAGATTGTTTTCAAATCCGTTTCTGCTGTCGTAGTCTATGGATATGCCATCACCAATCCGCTGGCGGATATAGTTAAAGCTCTCACTGGTAGCACTAGCACCGTGTATATAAACTGGAGTCATCGCTTACTCCCAAGCTGCGGGTGCTGGTATTTCGCAAGGTCCTTGTGCAGACTCTGTGCCGTAGTCCGCTGGAGTAATAATTTCTAGATATTCCATATCTGGGCTGTAGTCGTACAAGTAATGTACGATACCGGGACGTTGCTGTACGCAGTCGCCTGCTTCAACTAAATGGATTTTGTCTTCATACATAAACTTAGCCCAACCCTTTAACATGTAAACGATTTGGAACTCAGCTACGTGAATGTGCCAGCCTGTACCGCCCGAGTTTTCTGGTGGTAAGTTAGCTTTGGTAATGTGTGCTAGGACACGACCATTAGTAGCGTCTGCTACTCCTAGGTCTTTGTATAGAAAAAAGTCGCGAAGTCCGCCACCTTTAAACTCTACTTCTGAACCTTTGACGTGTGAAAACTTTGTAGTCATCTATAAGACCCTCTCTCTGTGTGTATTTACACCTTGCGGTGCAATAATTTACTTGGTCATTAAGGCTTTTGCTTCTTCGTATCGACCCATGCGAGCCAATGCACATGCCGCTCTGGTTTGTCCAATACTTACACAAATTTCGTAGAGTGTGTTTAAAAAGTTTTTCATAGATATTGTTCCTTTTGAGAAGTGAATTGTTGGATGTAGTGTTCCAACTGTGCGGCATCGGTAATGCCTTTGTCTGCTAGATAAGCATCTAGACTTGATTGATAACTGCTACCTGGGAACATTTCGCTCAATCGTTCTAGGATGGCCAGCATCTTGTTTGATAAGAATTTCATTGTGTTTTCCTGTGTGTTTGTGTAGACTCAGTGTTTCTACTGAGTATTTAGTCGGGCATTGTGCGATTGCACATTTTTCAGTACAATGTTATTATTGTTTAAAATGAGTTAAATACACGATAGGAAATAATTATGAAACTTCGCACTAGGTCGATTTTACAAGAGCTTAATGAGATTGCTGAAATACGCAATAAAGACGCATTGTATGAAAGTCGTGCCACTAACATCATTAATTCTGCTATCAATCTGTTAGAAAGCATCCACAAACACTATGGAGCAGAGCAAGCAGACGAGCTTGAAAGACGTTTTATAAATGCTATCAAAGGACAGGACCCATCTAAATTCTCTAGAGGAATACGTAGGATCGTTGAATCTAGGAAAAATGAAAAGAAATTGGATCAAGACAACAATGAGTAAAATATTCGAAGGCGGCAATGTTTTTAAAGGTGCTGACAAGCAGTCATTAACACAACGTATCGCCACAGGCGATGTAGAGGAAACGATTCTGTATATCGAAAAGATCACAGGATTAGACTTTACCAAAGAAAAAGATCTAGACGACAAGAAGCCGGTTAAATGGCTAGGTACTACTGGACGCAAAGAAGATCCGGACGGCACATTTGAAAAGAATAGTTCGGGCGACCTAGACCTATCAGTAGATGCTAACGAAGTAGATAAAAAATCATTTGCTGAAAAACTTATATCGCAATTTGGCAAAGAAAATATCAAACTCAGCGGAGACAATGTACATTGGAAGGTACCTATCAAAGGTGATCCAGCCAACGGATTTGTGCAAGCAGACTTCATGTTCTCTGCTAACCCCAAGTTCCAACAAGGCTCAATGATTGGCGGTAGTGGTGTGTATAGAGGCGAGCATCGCCATATACTATTAAGCAGTATCGCTAGGGCTAAGGGCATGAAATACAGCCCCAAGCATGGATTGTTGAGCCCACAAACAGATGAGCTGTTGCCCAACGGCAATGACTGGAATCAAATCGCCAAAGAACTGCTAGGCCAATCCGCCACAGTCAAAGACATTAAGTCAGTTGATGCTATTTTAAACTACATAAAGAAATTACCTAACTATCAAGAACTGGTTGCAGGTGCAAGAGAAACGCTAGGCAAGCAAGGCATAACACTTCCAGAGAATTCTCTGTCGTTTGAAAGCAACCAGACCGGAACGCCTGCCTGGTTCCGTAGAATGATGGAACAGGTAAAATGAGAGCATTTGAATTCCTAACTGAAGCTGATGCTGCTCCGGCGCCTAAGAAAGTAGGCCGTGAGTTCAATCATCTCGAGGATCTAGCGTTCACTGAAGCCAACGGCGCAGCCAAAGCTATCAAAATACTAAAGGATCTAGCCAGTCCAGAAACCAGCATCACTATCAAGTGGGACGGCAATCCCACAGTGTACTGGGGCAGAGATGAGGACGGTACATTCCGTAT